AATATCTACGGACAGGAAGAAGCCGACACCGTAAAACGCTGGAAGCCGATGAAGAAAAAGAGAAACCGTATCGCTTTTCAAGGTAAGGAAGGTGCATGGGAATGGTACTGGTTGATGAATCGGCACAAGGAATACGCTTCCTATTTCGCCGGTGTCAACGCCAACGGTAATGCGACCTACACCAACGCTTCCAATCCTNNTGGCGTTCGCCCGGTCTTTCTCTTATCCTAATTCTCGCCCCCTTGTGGGGCGAGGTCAACAGGCAACAAATAACAAAATAAAATTATGGAGGTTATCACTATGAGTTTGGAAAAATCAAGTATTTCGTGGAGCGCAAAACAGTTAAAGAACATGATTGCCAATAGCAAGATTGACTTCGACCACATCATTCAGAGAAGCTATGTATGGGAAAGGAAGCGCAAGACCGCTCTCATTGAGAGTATGATTCTCGGCTATCCTATCCCGGCAGTATTCGCAAAGAGGGCTGACGATGGTACGGGGAAGCGTGGCGGCAATATCTACAGCATTATGGACGGAAAACAGCGGCTCTCCACCGTGGCACAGTTCCTCAATGACGAGTTCGCTCTCACCGAAATCCCCCCGGTTGTCTATATGGACGAAGGATTGGACAGCGAGTGCGAAACGGATATTTCGGGTATGAAGTTCAGCGAGCTTCCCGAAGCAATTCAAGACCAGCTCAACAGCGTTATCTTCTCCGTTACATACTTCGACAATCTGACGAAGGACGAAGAACGTGAGCTGTTCAAGCGTCTCAACGCTGGCAAGCCTTTGAGTACGAAGTCTCGTCTCCTTGCTTCCTGTAGCGACATTGAGGGTCTGCTCGATGTTGGCTCTCACGAGCTGTTCGATGATATGCTGACCGACAAGGCAAAAGCCAACAAGAATCAAGTTACTCTTGTTATGAAAGCATGGTGCATGATGAATATGCCTATCGAGGAGGTTTCCTTCGAGGGTAAAGACTTCAATCCGCTGTTCGAGAACGCTTCCATTTCCGCAGACGAGCGGCTGGCACTCGACAAAGTATTCGAGCTGATTCACGACACCCATATCACCCTTGTGGAGAACAAGGAGAAAGCTGTTGCAAAGAAGCTGTACACCGAAACCCACATGATTTCCCTCGTACCGTACTTTGCAAAGGCTGTCGAAAAAGGAATTGCGGCTGACATGATGGCTGACTGGGTGATTGACTTCTTCGGCTCTCACAGCGAACAGTACGACATTTCCGCTGGTAACGGTTCGGCGAAGAACTCTAATATTATGGCGAGAGACGCTGTGCTGGCAGAGAGCTTCGAGCAGTTCTTCTCGGAGGTGTAAGCTATGGCAGAGGATAGAGCAATCTGTCCTCTGCTTACTACAAACACTGTGGTACAGAATGACAGGGTATCAATCGGCACACAACCTGTCTTCTGTATCAAAGAACAGTGTGCGTGGTGGGTTGAGGATAAACAGAAATGTGCAATAGCAATAACAGGAGGAAAGAAATAATGGCTTATTATATGAATCAGATTAAGGAGGTCAAGCGAGGAGACATTTTCTACATCGCAAATTCAAAGTTTTACGCAACGAATCCCGAGAACGAAGCTGGCAGACCCGGCATTGTCGTTTCGTGTGATGAATTGAACGAACATTCACCTTCGGTTGAGGTGGTTTATCTCACGACAAAAGACAAGAAACCTATGCCTACCCATGTTCCGATTCTGTGCAAGATTAACTCTACCGCTCTTTGTGAAACCATTTACACAGTATCAAAGGACAGGCTCGGCGATTACGTTCGTACTTGCTCCGATGAAGAAATGGCGGCAATCGACAAGGGTATGTTGCGTTCCCTCGGTATTGGCTCTGTTATAGAGAGAGAGGTTGAGGAAGCTGATACACAGGATTCTTCNNNTCTCGCTGTTGAGAGAAATCTCTATAAGACACTGTATGAACAGCTTCTTGACAGACTGACAGTGAGGTGATGGCGATGGGGAAAGGATTCTTACTTTATTTAATATGTGCCACAGTAGTTGCTATCTCTCGTAAGCCGAGTGTACCGATAGAGTTAGATATTATCCTTTCAGTTATGTTTGATACTCGGCTTGAGTATAAATAATGGCTACGACAGGAGGGATAAGTAATGCAAGAGCTTTTGAGACACGAAATGGTCGTGTAATCATGGACGAAGACTTATCCTCCAAGATGTATCTCATAAAGCACTATCACCCCGAAAAGGCAGACGAGACCAGCTCCGGGTTCGAGTGGTCTGAAATGGGTATGGCAAACCTCTTTGGTTTGCTGTACTCACACGAAGCCCGATATTGCCCGACGNGCATAAGAGCTGGTACACCTACCATGAGGGAGCGTGGCGTAAGGACGAGGGAGCAATCCTCGTGTCCGAGAAAATCAAAGACTTCGTGCGGCTGATGATTCTCTATTGCGGCGAAATCGAAGACGATGATTTGCGGAAGTCCTACACCTCCTTCGTTAATAAGATGGGTGACAGGCGTATGAGAGACAGAATCCTCAAGGACGCTACAGGTGAGCTTCGTATCTCGGCAGTACAGTTTGACAGCGACCCTTATCTGATTAACTGTCTGAACGGTACATACGACCTTCGAGACTTCTCTTTCCGGGAGCATAACTGGGAGGATTTTCTCACCATGCAAACAGCTTTCAAGCACACTATCTCTCGTGATGTGAAGTGCGAGCGTTGGGAGAAATTCATCGAGGAGGTTACACAGGGAGACGAGGACAAAGCCGACTTTCTTCAAAGGGCGTTGGGCTATTCCATCCTCGGCATGAGCAACGAGGAGTGTATGTTCATTCTGCATGGTAAGACTACCCGAAACGGAAAATCGACCTTGCTCAATACCATTGAGACCATGCTCGGCGATTATGCGAAGGTAGCTCCTGTAGGTATGATTTGCCGGGGAGACAGGCAAAAGGACGCAGAAGCCGCAAGCCCTACCCTCGCTGGTCTCAAGGGCAAGAGGTTTGTTACCATGTCCGAGAGCAACGAATACGGTAAGCTGGACGAGGAGAAAATCAAACAGCTCACAGGCGGCGAGGAAATCTCGGCTCGTGCTTTGTACCAGTCAGCGATTACCTTCAAGCCGCAGTTTACACTTTGGCTCTCCTGTAACGACTTACCGATGGTAACAGACAAGAGCCTGTTCGCTTCCGAGCGTATCAAGGTGGTGGAGTTCAACAGGCACTTTACACCCGAAGAACAGGACACCCATCTAAAGGACGAGCTGTGCGAGCAGTCCAGCATGAGCGGTATTTTCATGTGGCTGGTTCGTGGGTATATCCGCTACAAAGAACGTGGGCTTGCTATGAGCAACGACCTCAAGAAAGTGGTAACGAAGTACGAGCGAGACAATGACCTCGTGCTACAGTTCCTTGAGAATCGCTGTGAGCGGAACGAAGCTGTAAACATCAAGGCAAAAGACCTGTACAATGCGTTCAAGTTGTGGGCGAAATCCGAAGGTGCTTTCGTTCTCTCGGCAAGGAAGTTCAACTCTGAAATGGAGCGACACCCGGAATGGTTTGACAGGAAATCGACTTCCAGCGGATTTGTAATCTACTGGGGAGTGAAACTCAAGGAGGTAATATAAATGGCAAAGCACACTATCTCCGACCTCTATCAAATGCAATCTATGCCTTTGAATATTAAAATCCGCATGACGCAGAACAGAATTAGAGGTTGGGTTGAGGAATACGGGGAAGATGGTGTATATGTCTCTTTCAGCGGAGGTAAAGATTCTACTGTTCTTCTCGACATGGTACGAAAATTATATCCGAATGTTCTTGCGGTTTTCGTTGATACAGGTCTTGAATACCCGGAAATCAGAAACTTTGTGAAGACTTTCGATCATGTCGAATGGCTTAAACCCAAGAAAACTTTTCGACAGGTGATTGAAGAATACGGTTATCCGTTCATATCAAAAGAAGTCTCCAATAAAGTACAGGGAGCAAGAAAATATGTCAGAGCTGTAGCCGAGAGAGAGAGAGAGAGAGAGAGAGAGAGAGAGAGAGAGAGACTTGCTATCCTGTTCCGTATGCTCCGTACATGGCAGACCTGTTAGGGATAGACAGGAGAATCAACAAGGAGAACCCGGAATATCGAAATCTGATGATGGGGACTATCCCTAGAGAAACTTCTCGTTATCAGCAAGTGGTCGGTACTTATCCGGGGAAAGATGGTAAACCTTCTGCTTACAATATAGAAAAGTACAAGTTCTTTCTTGACGCACCTTTTGAAATATCCGCTTCTTGTTGTAATGTAATGAAGAAATCTCCTGTTCATGCCTTTGGTCGAAAAACAGGAAGAAAACCAATTACAGCACAAATGGCGAGCGAAAGCCGCTTGAGAACTTCACAGTGGCTCAAAAACGGGTGTAATGGATTTGAAATGAAATCCCCCATTTCAAACCCTATGAGCTTTTGGACAGAGCAAGATGTTCTTCTCTACATTAAGACATACGACTTGCCTATATGCTCTGTGTATGGAGACATTGTGGAGGTAGAAGGTAAATCTGTCAATGTGAAAGACGATGATATAAAGGAGCTTTTTGACTTAGATAGACCGTTCCTTAAAACTACTGGTTGTGAGCGTACAGGTTGTATGTTTTGTGGCTACGGTTGTCACCTTGAGAAACCCGGGGAAGGAAGATTCCTAAAAATGAAGGAAAGCCACCCTAAACAGTACGATTACATCATGCGACCTTCTTCCGAAGGTGGACTGAATTACAAGGAGGTAATTGACTGGATAAACGAACATGGAGGATTCAATATTGAGTATTAAGGAGAGTTAAGTATGATTGACAAAACGTGTTTGAATTGTGGGTTCTACGATAGCGACTTCGGGTGTACTTGTTCTTCGCTGGATAAGTGGTACGCTTGCCCTCTCGAACCCGAACCTTCACCCGAAGACTTTATGACGGAGGAGGAATTAAGGAATGGCTCGTAATCGTTACCCCGGATATTGCTATTGTTGTGGCAAATATGTTCCTCCCGGATATGGACACTTCGAGCTTCAACGAGGAAAACCCGGTAACAGATGGCGTATTAAGTGCGTGAAATGTGCAAGCGGTAGAATCGTCAAAGACACTGACAAGGAGGTTGTACGAATCCGCAAGACATTAGAGGAGGAACAGAAAAATGGACGCAGATAAAATTCCCTCATGGGAGGAACTTTGGAAAGAGGAGGACGGGGTTATGTATGCTATTCAGAATATCAATACAGGAAAGTTTGTTTATGGTACAGACTATCGTTTTCACCCTCCCCGTCAACGCACGAGCAAGAGCGAAATGCTCACTTATAGTACGCTTGCCGAAGTTGCTCATGCTTTTTGGGTAAAGAGGAAATGCGGCAAGAATTATCGTATTGTAAAGCTCAAAAAGCCAGAGGTGGAGAAAATTTTCGACTATTATGAGACGAAGAAGTTCATTTAACACAAATCGGATTGATTTTGTATCAAAATCGACATTTGCTAAATCGTCCTATTTGTGTTGTAAAACAATCTTTCGACTTCGGAGGTCGAGAGGTTGGGTGAAGTAGTAAAAGTAGTTGTTTTTAGGTTTTTGCGTGTAACTTCCTCTATATAGAAAATTCCCTACTATTAAAAGTTATACGCAAAAACTGATTTTCAACTACTTTAGCTACTGCATGAAGAATAACAATAAGAAAGGAGACCGTTTATGGCTAAGAAGACTGTTTCAAGCAAGGAGACTGTTACCGAGGAGACTGTCAAGGAGACTGTTCCGACTACTGGTGAAGCTCTTGAGCCTGTAGAGGACAAGAAGCCTGTCAAGAAGAAAGGCAGACCGAGAGGTGGCAACTCTCCTGTGATTGGTGATAATGGGCTGATGGTTGAACCGGGTGACAACGCTCGGTTTATGACTGTTCAGATGGCTATATTCAATATGCCGGATATTGACATGGAGAATGTGGAGGAGGTGCAAGCACGACTGAATGAGTTTTTCACATTGTACACCGCACATGATATGAAGCCTACGGTTGCTGGTATGGCATTATGCTTGAATGGTATGAGTAGACAGACCTTGAGGGCTATTGCTACAGACGCTCCAACGGGAGGGGCTGGCTATAAAACAGCGTTGCCGCCCGAGGTAGCCGCCACCATAAAAAAGGCGTATAAATTGATGGAAAATTTGTGGGAAACCTACATGACAGGCGGTAAGGTCAACCCTGTGGCTGGTATCTTCCTCGGGAAGAACAACTATGGGTATCAAGACAAGACCGAGTACGTTCTCACACCTAACCAGCAGAGCGACAGCGACTATTCGGCTGATGAAATTCGAGAGAGGTACATCGCCGCAGACCAGCAGAAGCGACTTGAGCAAGGAAACTCGGACGAGGATTCCACCAGCGACTAACGACTATGCTCCTCCAACTCACGGGAACGACTTTCGACTTTCGACTTTCGACTTTCGACTTTCGACTTTCGACTTTCGACTTTCGACTTTCCCTACCGTTGGAGGAGCTTTTTATATTCTGCTACTCGTAAAAATCTCACAGAAATTTGCACAGAATCCGCTCGAGATTTCATCACTTTACAGCATTAAAGCAAGGCGGCGCATGATGGGCGGCGGCTCTGCCTGTGCTGTACCCTGTGCGGCGTTGCCCTCTGTGCGCTCCTCTGTGCCGCTTGTGTATATGCCGCTGTGGGCTTCTGTGCGGCTCTGTGGCGGCGTTTTATAGTGTTGGTGTATCTGTTATAGGGTACGGGGTTAAAATCGCTCTACGGGGCAAATATGGGCGTTCTACGGGGTGCGGCGTTTCCCGGCTGTGCTGTGCCTGTGGTATTCTGTGCCGCTGTGGGCGGCTCTGTGGCTCTCTGTGGGCGTTTTCGTGCTGTGGGTGTAGTCCTGTATAGGCTGGACGCTTGCGGCGGCTCTGTGCGGCTCTGTGGACGCAATAAAGCCCCGGCAAGCTGTACCGGGGCAAGAGAAAAGCCGCCCACGCCGGGCGGCTGTAGTTTTATTTATTCATTTTCAGCAGTTCGGAAAAGATAGCAAACGGGAAAATTAAGATTGCAAGTAAAATCATGTTTTCACCCCCTTAAATTACAGTAAAACGCTTGTAGGTTGTCGGGGTGCTGTAGGCGGTGTAAAATGTCGGGGTAGTCCGCTTTTATGCCCTTGCTGTCAAGTCGGGAGCTTGTAACGGTTTTAAGCGTTGGCTTTTGTCGCTTCCCTCTACAACGGTTTCACGGTCTCCCATAAGTGCGATAATATGCGCTTTTATGTCCTCATTCATGGCGGTTAATTCTTCAATTAAACGCTTGTTTTCCCGGTATTCAGTGCAAAGATTTTCAAAGTTTGACATAATATTTTACCTCCATTCTCTTTCTATGGTCTCTCTATCGTTTTCGTCCGGTTTCCGGGCGTATAGCTTGAGATACCGCCCGGACATTAACACGGTTTCAATGTCTGAAAAGTCGATAGTATAGCATAAATCAGAATATGCGTTATAAATAGTTGCTCCCGTGGTGTAGTTGCTCAAACAATATTGTTCACCGATGAAATAGCAATCTATTTCGTCAAGAATCCAGCTTATGACCTCCACCGCCGATATTTTCCCGGTTTTAAGCTCTGCTATTTGTTCCGGGGTGAAACGGAAATTTATATTTCCGTTTTGAAATTCTCGTATATTTTCATGTACTCTTTTCATGCTTCCTCGTCCTCCTCGTCTTCTTCGTCCTCTGAAAGCTCGTCTTCGTACTCGTCCAGCACTTCGGAAATAGCAGAGCTTAAAAGATAACATCTAATTGTAACGTCTGCGGCTTCTGCCCCTTCTTTTAATAAATAGCTTGCATCGCATCCAAATTCTTCAAGGGCTTCTGCTAATAAATCTAAGTTGTGGCAAAGGCTTTCTTCTGCTTTCCATGCGTTGCAATAATAACTGCCGCTTGCGTTTCCTGTCACTCCATCGTCAACCCAAAGGTCATTGTTAAGCATTTCTTCGAGTTCGTCTCGCTGTCCTTTGTATGCTTCAATGGTTAAATTTTCGGCGATATAATTTCTAACATCGTCCTTTACTGCTTCTCTGTAGTCGTACATGATTTTTACCTCCGTTTATCTGATTAAGATTGTTTCTTGTCTCTTTCTGATTATAATATAACACGAATCGGATTAGTTGTCAATAGGTTTCGGATAATTTTTTAATCTTTTTTGTGTTATTTTTTATCCCAGTTCTGAAAACAGAGTTTCGCAAGCTCTATATTTCGGATTCTTGTTATTATTATAAATCTGAAATACAGAATTGTCAAGCGTAAATTATCCGATTTGTGTTATTTTTCAATCATGGCAAGATGGGCGGCTACTGTGGCGGCGTTGGTGTAAAATCTAATCTTGAATAGCCGCAAGCGTGGCGGCGTGTGGTTGCTGTGGTGGAGCTTTTCAGCCTGTGGGAGCTGTGGCCGGGGCATCATCCCCCGGGGGGATTGGAAGCCGCCGCACGAGGGGGAGGGAGTGCTACGAGTACCCCGAAAAATTAAAAAGACCTCATAAAAGACAATTTATTATCCGATTTGTGTTGACAATCCCTATCATCGGTGCTATACTATTATCAAATTCATTCACAAGGAGGAAATTTCATGGTTAAGAACAACATCGAACTTGATGTGAAGGTGAAGTGTCTCGAAGCGAACATGACCCAACAGCAAGTCGGCGAGACCATAGGTACGACAGGTCAGTATGTGAACCGTATCATCAAGAAGAAGGACGGTATTGTGAACAAGACCTTTGTTGAAATGCTGGAAGCTCTCGGATATGACATTGAGCTGACCTATGTTCCGAGGGAGAAGTAGTAAAAGTAGTTGAAAATCAGTTTTTGCGTAAACTTTTACTATATAGGCTCTCTTATAGGCGAAATTACTGCAAAAATTGAAAAAGAACTACTTCTACTACTTCCACCAACACAACCAGCGTTAAAAGTTATCCATTTCGGATAAGAGGAGGTGATTATCTCGTGAAACAGGCGATTGGTTATGTCCGTGTGTCCACGGAGGAGCAATCTGCTGACGATAAATACGGTATTGAGGTACAAAGACAGGCGATTCTTACCTATGCCGCCAAGAATGATTATGAAATCGTGGAATGGTTGGTAGATACAATCAGCGGAGCGAAGGACAATCGCCCCGAGCTTGATAAGATTCTCTATCAGTCCGACCAGCTCCCACCGCATGAAGCTGTGATAATATTTAAGAATGACCGTATGGCTCGTGATACGAAGCTGTACTTCTACTACTTCTACACATTGGAGAAGCGGAACGTGGCTCTGCTTTCCACCGAGGAGCATTTCTCGGAAGGAGACGATTTCGCCAATATCTACCGTTCTCTGCTGATGTTTGTTGCGGAACAGGAGCGAAAGAATATAGCCTTGCGTACAGGCAGAGGTCGTTCTCTCAAGGCACAGTGCGGCGGCTATTCGGGCGGCAACAAGCCCTACGGGTATTATGTTGTCGATGGAGTGCTGATGATAAATCCGAAAGAAAGACCCATTGTGGACATTGTGTTTGATGAACACGATAACAAACAAACCTCATTGACTGACATTTGCGACATACTCTATGGCAAAGGGTATCGCACTCGAAAAGGAAAGAGATTCCAGCAATCTACCATTCGGGGGATTCTTGCAAATAGAAAATTCTATGAGGGATATTACAAATACGGGGATATGGGTTGGGTGAAAGGTGTCCACAATCCTATCCTATCTGTGGAGGTGTAGCATGAAGAAGATTTTACCAGTGCTGTTGATTCTCCTATGTGTGTTGACGGGGTGTAGCTCTGAACCCGAGCATACAGTCTCATTCGTAGAGGGAAAACAGATGTTGCTACTTGAGGAATATAACTGTATAGCGGTATTCACCCAGTACACGAACGGAAGCGATGAAACCGCTATCCCGGCAGATAATATTACGGTCAAGGCGTTTCAGAATGGAGTTGAGCTTTCTCCTCTCGTGCCAACAGGTGAAAAGACCGAGGGTTATTCCCAGTGTGACGCAAGTGTACAGAGTGGTGTTACCGCTGACATTGTTTGGTTCTTCCAGCTTGACGATGATTCCATCGTATCGGTAGAGTTATCGGGTGGAGAAAAGGTCGAAATACCTTTGACGGAGGAATAGCCTATGATTTTTATACCAGTATTGGTTGTCTTGCTGATTCTCGGGGCGTATTTGAAATGGCTGAATGATTACGGAAAACCGAAAAATTCCAAGAAGGAAAAACGACAGGTTGATTTGAAGAACGCTCTTGAGGATTTTCAAAGTCAGTTGAATATTAAGAAATAAAAGGGTGCGTTATCGCACAGAGATTAAGTTCTCTGAACGGTAACGCACCCTTTTTCTGTTTATGGAGGTATTTATGAAAGAGCTACTTGAGAAAATTCTTGCTGAAATAAAAAAGAATCCCGATGGCACACAAGCCTACGAGGATTTGTACTATATGAGCAAGGAAGCTATGAAGACCGATGAAGCTCTCGGTGTAAAGTATCTCAAGATTCTGTCTGAACTGATTGAGAAGCAGATTCCAGTAGTGAAATCAGACAAGGGCTTGAGGTTTCTATTTGGGCTTCACAAAAGGGTGTTGCTTGCCGCCGCTCCTTTTGATTTTGATTCATACCTACTCTATGTCGAGTGGAACAGAGAACCCGACAAGAAGTTCTATCCTCCTCGGAGGAAAGTTCTGAAACAGGTCGTGGACGCTCTACAGGAGCTTGCTGACGATAAGTTGGACTTGCTCGCTGTCAGTCTTCCTCCCGGTAGTGGCAAGACCACTCTCGCTATTTTCTATCTGACATGGCTCGGCGGCAGAATCCCGAACGAACCTATGTTGACGGGTAGCCACTCGAACGCATTTATCAGAGGTGTGTATGACGAGTGCTTGAGAATTTTAGATAAGGACGGAGATTATCTGTGGCATGATGTTTTCCCGGCAATCAATGTCTCCAATACCAACGCAAAGGATTGTCGTATCGACCTCGACAAGCGACAGCGTTTTGAGACGTTGGAGTTTACCTCTATCGGTACTGGTAACGCTGGTCTGTATCGTGCGGCAACCCTTCTCTATTGCGATGATTTGGTGTCGGGTATCGAAGTGGCGTTGAGCAAAGAGCGTCTTGACAAGTTGTGGGAAACCTACACCACTGACCTTCGACAGCGTAAAATCGGAGACCATTGTAAGGAGCTTCATATTGCTACTCGGTGGTCGGTTCACGATGTTATCGGTAGGCTTGAGCGTGAGTACATTGACAGCGACAGGGCTAAGTTCATCGTCATTCCAGCTCTTGACGAGGACGATGAATCGAATTTCGATTATGCTTACGGAGTGGGATTTTCCACGAGATTCTACCATGAGCAGAGAGATATTATGGACGATGTGAGCTGGCGAGCGTTGTACATGAATGAGCCTGTTGAGCGTGAGGGTCTTGTCTATGCCGAGGACGAGCTTCGCCGATATTTTGAGCTTCCGAGTGAAGACCCGGACGCAATCATAGGTATTTGTGATACGAAGGACAAGGGAGCTGACTACGCTTTCCTTCCCGTGGCTTATGTCTACGGACAAGATTATTACATTGACGATTGTGTTTGTGATAACGGTCTTCCGAACATCGTAGACGCTCGGCTGACAGAAATCCTCGTGCGTGATAAGGTAAAAGCCTGTCGGTTTGAATCGAACTCCGCTGGTAGGCGTGTAGCCGAGAAGATACAGGGCGAGGTCAAGAAGCGTGGCGGCATTACAAACATTACAACCAAGTTTACTACCGCCAACAAAGAGACGAAAATCATTGTCAACAGCGCATGGGTTAAGGAGCATTGTCTATTTAAGGATAAGTCCATGTATCAGAAAAAATCCGATTATGGAAAGATGATGGAAATGCTCTGCTCTTATACGGTGGCTGGTAAGAACAAGCATGATGATGTTCCCGATGGAATGGCTATGCTTGCAGAGTTCGCACAGAGCTTGATTGGCTCAAGGGTCGAGGTCTTTAAGCGTCCGTGGTAATAGGTAGGATTGCTCTACCACACTTTTTATGTGAAAATACTATATTTTGTGTATTGACCTATTGACATACACAAGATGTTGTGCTATGATATGATGTAGAAAAACGCATACGCTATTTTATGGGTGCATGATTGCACGAGGTTTTTAGTCCTCGAACAGTCATGCACCCATTTTATTTTGTCAGAAAGGAGGAGCAATCGTGGCACATCAAATTGATACCAGCAAGCCTTTGAGCGAGACAAGGCTTATGAGCGGTAGACGAGTTATTAAAATGAGCGTCAAGGAAATCACCGAAGAAAATGTCGTGGAAGTTCTTAACAAGGCTCTTGCAATTCACGAGTTGAACCGAAGCGAAATTGATTACCTGTGGAAGTATTACCGTGGCGAGCAACCTATCCGACACCGCACGAAAGATGTTCGCCCCGAAATTTGCAACAAGATTGTTGAAAATCGGGCAAATGAGATTGTTTCCTTCAAGGTTGGTTATCTGTGTGGTGAGCCTATTCAGTATGTGAGCCGCAAGGGTGGCGAGGAAATCGTTAAGCAGATTAACGCTCTTAACGAAATGATGTTCGCCGAGGATAAAGCCGCCCAAGACCAAGAGCTTGTTGAGTGGCAAATGATTTGTGGCACAGCTTACAGGCTGGTTCTTCCCGATGAACCGGGTGAGGAAGACGAAGCTCCGTTCGAGCTTTATACCCTCGACCCGAGAGATACTTTCGTTGTGTATTCAAACGAAATCGGCAATAAGCCGCTTATGGCGGTCAAGTACAGCAAGGACGATAACGAGATAATGCACTACTCGGTTTATACCGAGAATCGCTATTACCTCATTGATGATGAATTGCTGGTGGAGACGAAACCCCATGCACTTGACATGATTCCGATTTTTGAATATCCAGCGAATAATGCAAGGTTAGGAGCGTTTGAGATTGTGCTTCCTCTGCTGGACGCAATCAACAATGTTGAGAGTAATCGTATGGACGGTATTGAGCAGTTGGTACAGGCTTTCATCAAGTTTATTAACTGTGACATTACCAAAGAGGAGTATGAGGAGTTTTTACAGCTCGGTGCTATCAAGGTCAAGTCTGTTGATGGACAGAACGCCGATGTAGGTGTGGTTACTACCGAGTTGAATCAGACCCAAACGCAGACCCTCAAGGACGATTATTACAATGCGATTCTCACGATTTGCGGTATGCCGAACCGTAACGGTGGTTCTTCTACCAGTGATACAGGCTCGGCGGTATTGCTTCGTGATGGTTGGTCGGACGCAGAAGCAAGAGCTAAAGACAGCGAGAATATCTTCAAGCGTTCCGAGAAGAAAATGCTCAAGCTGGTACTTCGTATCTGTCGTGACCTTTCGGGTATCAATCTCTTTTTGAGAGACATTGACATGAAGTTCACTCGTAGAAATTACGAAGCGATTCAGAGTAAGTCACAGGTGCTTATCTCCATGCTCCAAGAGCCGAAGATTCACCCACAGCTCGCTTTCCAGCACTCGGGTATGTTCTCTGATTCAGAGAGTGCTTACACCATGAGCATGAAGTATTACGAGGAGCAACAGGCGAAAGCAGAAGCTCTTATGCAGAAGCAAAACCCGGAGGGAAAAAACGATGTTTAAGCGGCAAGCCGCTTCAAATATGGCGGTAGAGAAACCGCCTTATCAAATCGCAAAAGGTAGAGAAACCTTAAATCGCAAAATAAGTCACAGAAGACATTAAAAGGCAAGGAGGACTTTAGCATGGCTAAGATTGATGTTAGCAAGATTGAGGGTTACGAAAGCATGACCCCGGAACAGAAAATCGCCGCTTTGGAGGGTTTCGATACTCCCGACCCGGACTACAGCGGCTATGTGAAGAAAGATGTTTTCGATAAGACCGCTTCTGAATTGGCTGGTGTGAAGAAACAGCTCAAGGAAAAAATGACCGATGATGAAGCCGCAAAGCAGAAGGAACAGGAGGAACGTGAGGAGTTACAGGCTAAGTACGACAAGCTCCTTCACGAAAGCGAAGTTTCTAAGTTTAAGGCAAAGTTGCTCGGTATGGGCTATGACGAGAAGCTGGCTGATGAAACCGCCGAAGCTATGGCGAGTGGTGATACCGAGAAGGTTTTTGCCAATCAGAAGAAGCACCTTGAGAATGTTCAGAAACAGGCTCGTGCAGAAGCCCTTAAAGATACACCCAAACCGACACCGGACGGAGATTCCAAGACAATGACGCTTGATAAGCTCCGTAAAATGACCCCACAGGAAAGATACGCTTATTCTGTGGAACACCCGGCAGAGTACAAAGAATTATACGGAGGTAATGAATAATGGCACATACAATTTATGACAATTTCTACCTCTCTAATGAGGTGGAAGACCAGTTCAATTCTCACTTGAATTTGCAACAGTTCTGTACTGTTGACAATTCCCTTGTGGGTACGGCTGGTATGGTTCGCAAGATTAACGTCTATCGGGCTACCGATGGTACGGAGAAGCTGGAAATGGGTAAGGGCAACACCAAGTCCATTGAGGTTTCTTACACCCCGGAGGAGTACCGTATTCTGATGGCACAGAACAAGTTCCAGTATTATGACGAACAGGAAATGACCGACCCCATGCTCGTTCCTGTCGGCACTCGTCACATGGGTACGGATATGTTCAACACCGTCAATGCGGATATTTTCGCAGAGTTCAACAAGGCTACGCTGTCTGTAACCGCCGCAAAGGTGGATTTCGGGGCGTTTGCTGACGCTGTAGCGGCACTGAATATCGAAAGCACTGACAACGACCCGGCACAGGTCGCTCCTATGACCTCGGCTTTGTTTGTCCTTCCGATATGGCACAGCTTCGTAAGAATCTTGCCGAGGATTTGAAGTACGTTGAATCCTTCGCTCGTAGCGGCTATGTCGGCACTGTAGCTGGCGTGAATCTCTACACCAAGAAGGACGCTGTGAGCGGTACTATCATCGTTGCCACTCGACAGGCTGTTACCCTTTTCAACAAGAAGGGCGTGGAGATTGAACAGGAGCGTGATGGTGATATTCGTCAGAATACCATCTACTCTCGTAAATACTATCTTGCCGCTCTGACTGACGCTACTAAGGCAGTCAAAATTACTGTTTCCGCTGGCTAATGATTGGAGGTGGATAGCATGAGTGAGGAAGAAAAACTGATTGCTCTCCGAGCGATGGTCGGTGGCTCTGACACGGACACCGTGTTATCCACTTACCTTAAATTGGCTGGTCGGAAAATCATAGCAAGGGCATATCCGTATGACCCGAGTGTAACGGAAGTTCCTGTACAGTACGACACTCTCCAATGTGAGATTGCCGCATATATGCTGAACAAACGAGGTGCAGAGGGTCAAACCTCTCATTCAGAGAATGGCATTTCTCGTTCTTATGAAAATGCAGATGTTCCAGCGTCCATGCTCAAGGTCGTTACTCCGCATTGTGGGGTGATTAAATGAGGACGATGTTGAGAAACAAAAGCAGATTCTATTACGCATTGTACAAAGAGCGGATTCCGAAGACTGATGATTACGGAAATGTCACAGGTGAATACGATGTTATTCACGAAAACCCGGTTGAGTTTGCCGCTAATATCTCGGCGGCAAAGGGAGAAACCACTACCCGACAGTTTGGTGAAAGTGAATCCTACGACAAGGTTATTGTCATGGATAATGACGCTCCTCCCATTGATGAATATACCGTACTTTGGGTTGACACCGTTCCACAGGTCGATGAAGACGGGGCTTTGGCTACAAACGATGAAAATGAGGTTATCACTCCGCATGATTACATCGTGAAAAAGGTAGCTCGTAGCTTAAATAGTGTGTCGATTGCGATAAGCAAGGTGAATGTCAGTGGGTAAGAGGAAAATCACGATTGAATTGTCAGAACAGAGTATCGACAGGGCTATTAAGGAGCTTGCTGATTATAAGCAAGAGTTTCTGAAAAAGGTAGACCTTTTCCGGGAAAAAGTAGCCGAGCGGCTGGCTGATGAAGCAAAGAAAGATTTCACCGGGGCTGTGGTCGATGATTTGGTTCGAGGAGGACAGCGATATGCACAAGTTGATGTTTCGGTGGATAACCGAGGTAACATCACAGTTGTTGTCGCAAGTGGTGAAGACGCTGTATGGGTTGAGTTTGGTGCTGGTGTTTACCACAACGGTTCGCCCGGAAGCTCCCCTCACCCTCATGGTGCGGAACTGGGTATGACAATCGGTAGTTTTTGTAAGGGAAATGGCAAAAGGGAAATATGGGGTTTCTACGAAGATGGGGAATTAAAACTCACTCGTGGTACACCAGCTCGTATGCCAATGGCTCGTGCAGTAACTACCGTTTGTAATGAGATTTCTCAAATTGCAAAGGAGGTGTTCGGGTGATTGATGTTGAGACAGAGATTTTCGATACCGTATCTACATCGGTGCGTGAGAAATATCCCAAAATCTACATGGTAGGTGAATACGTTAAATCCCCTCCTTCTTTCCCCTGTGTGTCTCTCATTGAGGTAGACAATCAGATTTATCGAAATACTCGAAGTACAGAGTGTATCGAAAATCACGCACAGGTGCTTTATGAGGTGAATGTCTACTCTAACAAAAAGAGTGGAAAGAAAGCCGAGTGTAAGGCAATAGCCGCCTTAATTGACAGTAAGATGGAAGCTCTCGGATTTACGAGAACACTTCTGAATCCTGTACCAAACGAGGAGGACGCTACGGTTTATCGTATTGTGGCTCGTTACCGAGCAATCGTTTCAAAAAATAAAGTCATTTACAGGAGGTAAAGAATTATGGCTATTAGCACATATAAGATTTTCCTCATGCAGAAAAACGCTTCCGCATGGGAAAAGGTAGTCGATATTAAAGAGTTCCCGGATTTGGGTGGCACTCCCGAAATGCTGGAAACCACTACACTGTCTGACAAAATGCAGACCTACATTCCGGGTATTCAGAGCCTTGACGCTCTTGAGTTCACTTCCAACTACACTCTTGAGGAGTATAAGAAGCTGAAAGCTCTTGAGGGTACGGACAAGCAGTATGCAGTTTGGTTCGGTGGTACTGAATCCGGTGATACCGTTACTCCTACGGGTTCTGACGGTAAGTTCAAGTTCAACGGTCAGTTGTCCGTGTTCCCGGTTGGCGGCGGTGTGAACGAGGTCGTGGATATGACTATCACGATTGCTCCGTCCACCCCTATCACGATGGACGAAACAGCGTAAGGAAGAATAATAAGGAGGATAAATTATCATGGCAAAGCAGTTGAAGTTCACTTATAACGACAAGGAGTACACTCTTGAGTTTACTCGCCGCACTGTAACGCAGATGGAGAAACAGGGCTTTATCGCCGCAGAGGTTGAGAACAAGCCCATGTCCACTCTCCCGGCACTGTTCGCTGGTGCGTTCCTTGCTCACCACAGGTTTGAGAAGAAGGAAACCATTGACGCTATCTTTGCGAAGCTGACGAACAAGGAGGAGCTTATCGGCAAGCTGGCTGAAATGTACAACGAACCGATTATGGCACTGGTTGAAGAACCCGAGGAGAACGAGGGAAACGTAAGCTGGACAGCGAGTTGGTAAGTGATTCACTGTCCGACAATGATTCCGCTGACGAGGGGAGCGAGCGTGAGAATCGCTTCGCTTCCCCTTTTCCTTATACGGAGATTTTCAACAAGAAGTTCCCCTATTACTTATCAATAGGCATGACGGAAGAACAGTATTGGGATAGCGATTGCTGTCTTGTGAAGTTTTATCGGGAAGCAGAGGAAATCCGCAGAGAACGCTTCAATCAAGAAGCGTGGCTACAGGGAATGTACATTTATGACGCTCTCGCCCGGATTGCCCCTATCCTACACGCTTTCGCCAAAAAGGGAACTAAGGCTCAACCTTATGTCGAAGAAGCGTACCCTATCGGTAAAAAGAAGATGGAGGACGCACAACTCAAGAAGGAACGAGCCAAGTCACAAAAGGGTGTGCGCTATATGCAAGCGTACATGGTGGCGAATAATAAACGATTTGAAGAAAGGAAGTGAGTTATATGCCTACTACAATCGAAAGTCTCGAATTGGAAGTACAGTCGAGTGCAACCTCGGCTACAAGTGGTATAGACGCTCTTTCCGCTTCTTTGTCAAAGCTCAAAAATGCAGTCAAGGGCGGTGTGGGGTTAAACAGCGTAGCAAACCAAGTACGCAATCTCAACACCGCCCTTCAAGGTGTAGATAGTTCTTCCGCTGATAAAATCGACAAGCTGGCAAATAGCTTGTCGAAGCTCAAAGGACTGGGGAACATTAAAATTTCCTCGTCTATCGGTAATCAGCTCAAGAACATCGGGAGTGCCGCTTCTTCTCTGAATGGAGCAGATTTCTCGGGTATCGGGAAGCTCTCGGCGGCACTTCAACCGTTGAGCAATATCGGTAAGGCTTCGGGTTTGCAATCTACCATTACCCAGTTGCAGAAGCTACCACAGTTGGCACAGACGCTCAATACGATAAATTGGTCTACTCTTTCCAGTCAGTTACAGCAGTTGTCCAATGCTCTTGCTCCGTTGGCAAATCAGCTCAATACGGTATCAACCGCTTTTGCAAATTTGCCTACCAATATTCGCAGAGTGGTTACAGCTACTAATGCGCTACCTCAAGCTAATAATAAGGCGGCTACCAGTTATGTGAATTTGTGGGCGAAAGCACGAATGGCATATAACGCTGTACAAACCGGGGCGAGAGTGCTTGCTTCGTGGATAACGCAATCAAACCAGTACATTGAGGATTTGAACCTGTTCACCGCTTCGATGGGTGAATATGCGAGCGAAGCTCAAGAGTATGCCGAGAGGGTCAGTGAGCTTATGGGTATCGACCCCGGTGAGTTCATGCGAAATCAAGGTGTTTTCAATACGATTATCAGTGGTTTCGGTGTGGCAAGCGATAAGGCTTATCTCATGTCGAAGAACCTTACACAGCTCGGCTATGACATTTCTTCGTTCTTCAATATCAGTTTTGAGGACGCTATGCAGAAGTTACAGTCGGGTATCTCGGGTGAGCTTGAGCCGCTTCGTAGACTGGGTTATGACCTCTCTGTTGCTCGTTTGCAACAGGAAGCATTGAACCTCGGTATTGAAAAATCTGTATCCGAAATGACACAGGCTGAAAAATCACAGCTTCGTTACTATGCGATTATGACACAGGTTACGGTTGCTCAAGGTGATATGGCTCGTACATTGAACGCCCCGGCAAACCAGCTTCGTGTCTTACAGGCACAGGTAACTCAATGTGCAAGAGCTTTGGGTAATATTTTTATCCCGGTTCTGAACGCTGTGTTGCCTTACGCTATTGCTCTTGCGAAAGTGCTTCGCATGGTAGCTTCTGCTATTGCGAGCTTCTTTGGATTCACGCTACCCGAGGTAGATTACTCGGGGCTGGCGGCTGGAAGCTCTGCTGTTGGAGATTTGGCTGATAATGCTGGTGACGCTTCCGATGGTCTCGGAAAAGCCGCAAAAGCCGCCAAGAAGCTAAAAAATGCTACTCTCGGTATTGACGAGTTGAATATCATTTCCCCGAACGATGATTCTTCTTCGGGCGGTAGTGGCTCGGGTGGAGCTGGTATCGGTGGCGGTGCTGGTGATTTAGGAATTGACCTTCCTACATACGATTTTCTCGGAGACCTCGTAAGTTCGAGAGTTGATGAAATCGTGGAAATGATTAAGGGAGCTATGAGCGAAATCACCGCTGTTATCAGCGGATTCCTGTTGGCAATCGGTACTATCCTTGTTGTTACGGGTGCAAATATTCCGCTCGGTCTCGGATTGATGGCTGTCGGTGCTGTAGGATTGGCGGCTGTCATAGCGGAGAATTGGAACGGTATGTCAGAGAGGTTGGCGAAAACGCTGACGCTTGTTACAGGGGTTCTCGGTGGATTTTTGTTGGCGATTGGTGCGTTCCTTGTCTTCTCGGGCGTGAATGTTCCTCTCGGTGCTGGTCTCATGGTGGCTGGTGCTGTTTCTCTTGCTACCGCCGCAACGATTAACTGGAAGTTCCTTAACGGTGATTTGTCAAATGCGCTGTCGATTCTGACAGGCATTGTGAGCGGTGCGTTACTGGCTATGGGTGCATTGTTCGCCTTTACTGGCGTTTCCGTACCTCTCGGTATCGCACTTATGGCGGCTGGTGCTATTGGTCTTGCTACCGCAGTTGGTCTTAACTGGGATTCCATGTCAGACCCTATGCGAAAGGCAATCGGTACTCTTGAAGCTATTGTCGGAGGAGCGTTGCTTACCTTCGGTGCTATTTTGGCTCTGACAGGTGTAAATGTTCCTCTCGGTATCGGTATGATTGCGGCTGGTGCGATTTCTCTTGTATCGGCTGTAGCCCTTAACTGGGATTCCATCACGGGAGACCTTAAAGGGTCGATTTCGACAATCACTTCGATTGTGAGCGGAGCTTTAATCGGTATCGGTGCGATTCTCGCATTGACGGGTGTTGCTACACCTCTCGGTGTTGCGATGATTGCGGCTGGTGCGGTGGGTATCATCGCTACAGCTTCTCTTAACTGGGGAGCTATGACTAACAAGATTAAAGCTGTCCTCAAGGAAATCGGTATCGCTGTTGGTGCGGCTCTGATTGCTGTCGGTGCTATTTTGGCTCTGACAGGCGTTGCACTACCGTTGGGTATCGCTCTGATTGCCGCTGGTGCTGTATCACTGGTGGCTGGTGTGGCTCTTAACTGGGATTCCATCGTAAGCAAAATCAAGAGCGTACTCAAGGAAATCGGCATTATAGCTGGTGCGGCTATGTTGGCTCTCGGCGTTATCCTCTGCTTGACTGGCGTAGGTATTCCGCTCGGTGTGGCTCTGATTGCCGCTGGTGCGGCTTCGTTAGTTTCGGGCGTAGCTCTTAACTGGGATTCTATCAAGAACAAAGTCTCCGAGGGTTTGAGTGCTATCGCTGACAAGTTCGGTGAGTTCAAAGGTTGGGTAGGCGAAAAGCTCGAAGGTGCAAAGGAGACGATTACTACATGGGCTGGCAACGTGAAGGAGTTCTTCACAAAGGGAGCTGACGGTAAGAACGCTATTGACAATATCAAAGAAGCGGCGAGCGAATGGGGAGAGAGTTTCAAAGAAGGTCTTTCCGAGAAATTCTCCAATGCGAAAAGTTGGGTCAAGACCCACATTACGACCCCTCTCTCAAAAGCTATTGAAAAAAGCCCTGTCGGTGAACTGGCTATCGGCGTAAAGAACACCGCTTCCGAGTGGTGGGAAAAAGCTAAAGGCTGGTGGGCTGACGCTACAAAGGACGGTATTAACCTCGAAGCTGGCGTTGAGCTGGTGAAGAAGGGTTGGCAATCTGTTAAGGGCTGGATTGGTAATCTTCCTACTCTCGGTCAAGCAATCGGGCTTTTGAAGTCGGGTTGGTCTTCTGTGAAAGAGTGGGTCGGAAATATCCCTATCGTCCAGCAAGGCGTAAGTCTTGCTAAGTCGGGCTGGCAAACTGTGAAAAATTGGATTGGTAACATTCCAGTTGTATCACAGGCGGTAAGCCTTGTTAAATCGGGCTGGCAGACAGTTAAAAACTGGGTTGGAAATATCCCGACACTCTCGCAAGGTATTTCACTACTGAAATCGGGGTGGACTACAGTTAAAAACTGGGTAGGCAATATTCCTATTCTGTCGCAAGGTATCAACCTTATCAAGAGCGGCTGGTCTACGGTGAAGAACTGGATTGGTAACATTCCTACACTTTCACAAGCAATCAGTCTTATCAAGAGTGGTTGGACTACCGTAAAGAATTGGGTTGGAAATATCCCTACTCTGTCGCAAGCGATTCAGCTTATCAAGTCCGGGTGGACTACAGTTAAAAACTGGGTTGGAAATATCCCGGTGTTGTCTCAAGGTATTTCACTCTTGAAGCATGGCTGGTCTACAGTGAAGGGCTGGATTGGTAACATTCCTGTTATTAGTCAAGGTATCTCGCTTATTAAGTCGGGTTGGACTTCCGTAAAGAACTGGATTGGTTCTCATACGGTGAGTGTTGGTATATCGCTGTTCAAGTCGGGCTGGTCTTCCTTGTCCTCGTGGATTGGTAACAAAGTATCAGTAGGTGTTTCACTGTTCAAAGATGGTTGGAGTTCTATTAAAAAGTTCTTCGGATTGTCGAGTGGTGGCTATGACACAGGACATGGATTTAAGATGTTTTCAAGCGGCGGCTTTATAAACGCAAACGGTAATAGCGGTTTTTGGAAGTCGATTCCGATGTATGCCAACGGTACAGCAAATGCCGGGTTGCATGGCTCAATGTTCGTTGCTGGTGAGAATGGAGCTGAAATGGTAGGACACATTAACGGTCAGACCGAGGTTCTGAATCGCTCGCAAATCGCTCAAGCGATGAAAAGTGCTGTTGTGGCTGGTATGTCGCAGTTCACAGGTTATTGGCGAAACATGAATAGTCAGATGGCTATTTGTGCAAATGCTGTTATCCGCTCTATTCTTGTAAGCTCTGATGTGATGGCGGCTTCCCTTGCGGTGGCTGACGGTTACGACCCGACAAATGCTTTGGCACAGTCGGTATACGAGGATTCGCAGAGTGCGTACAATCGCTCTCGTGATGATGAATCGCTCTCTCGGTCTATGAGGGATTTCTACAGAGAGTACGTTGAACCTACTCTCAAGGAGATTGCTTCTGATACCAAGAGACAGGCTGATAAGAACGAACAGACCATCGTACAGGTTGGCAACCGTACTATTACGGACGCTGTGGAAACACAGAAGAAAGCCAATGGTTATAGTTTCACTAAGTAAAGGAGGTGGTAGCGATGGCATATTTAGCGATAAATGGTTACGAGCTACCACCTTGCAAACGAGGTGTGAGCGTGGTCGTAACTACGGTGGTTGATTCCGGGAGAGACGCTAACGGTGCTGTGGTCGGACAGAGGGTTGGACGAGACCAGTACAAGATTGATGGGCTTGAGTGGGCGTGGCTCACCGCCGCCCAGTGGGAAAGAATCTTGAGCATACTAAGTCATTTTTTCGTCTATGTAACCTTCAACGACCCGGTATCGAATAGCCGAAAGACCGTGAAGATGTATTGTGGAGACCGTACAGGCGAACCTTACTGGGTTACTGGCAACGGTACTCCAACACATTACAGGAATTGCAAAGTAAATTTGATTGACACTGGCGAGTAAAGGAGGGGATTTAATGCAGAAGGTATCAAAAGCGTACAAGGAAAGCATGAAATCCTCTCTCCGAGAGAGAGCGTACATTATGCTCTCTTTCGGACTTGTCAATCAAGAAGCACAGGCGAAAGCTACTATCAATAGCGGTGCGTTCTCTTATTATTCCAATAAGGACAATATCTTCGGAGAACACCCGGACGATACGGTTTACGCCACTCTTGAGGAGAATTTCACGAAGGTAGATGGTTCGATGTTCTTTCTTCCTCGACAGACTTGTTGGGGGCAGATACTACGACACCGGGCTTATCTCTGAAAAGCTGGTATCACAAGCTCTGTGCGAAGTGACAATCAGCTTGAATACAATCGCTATAGATTTCAAGGGTCTCACGATTAACTTCGGTGAGAATTACCCTGTAGATTTTGATATTGTCGGAAGTACAGGACAGACCATTGAGTTTCGAGACAATACAAAGTCTGAATGGAGTACCGAGGAAGTGCTTTTGAACACGACCTCTATCAAGTTGGTATTCCGCAAAATGAAGAATCCACAGAGCAGACTTCGGATTTATTCAATCCGATTCGGTTACGGTCTTGTATACTACAACGATTCGGTTATGGATTCTTCGTTGGATAGTTATATCTCTCCTATCGGGGCAGATGTACCACAGATTGATTTTTCGGTCACGCTCAAGAATTACGACCATTACTTCAATGTGGATAACCCGAAGTCAGCGATTAACTATCTTGAAACAGGACAGGAAATGGATATTATGTACGGTTATCAGCTTCCCGATTCTGACGAAATCGAATGGATTCAAGGCAATCACCTTCTCTGTTCTGAATGGGAAAGCGATGATAGTACCGCTACTATCCGCTGTCAAGACATTTTCCGCAACATGGATTCGGAGTATGTCAAGGGGCTGTATAGCTTCAAGCGGTAAGAGCTACTACAAGTTAGCTCAAGAGATACTGGCTGACGCTGGTATTGATTCGTATTACATTGACCCTCGCTTGAAGAAGCTCTATACCAAGAACCCTATGCCGAGGGTACAG